TTGTCTACATCCACAACGGGTTCTAATAACGTTGCTTTGGGCCATGCTGCACTTTTCTCCAACACCACCGCCAGCGGCAACACTGCTGTTGGGTATCAGGCTGGGTATAGTAACCAGACGGGTGCATATTCTGTATCGGTTGGTAGTCGCTCTCTTTATGCCAATACCACAGGGCAAGAAAACACAGCAGTCGGTTATGGTGCGTTAGAGACAAACACCACGGGTCAATATAATGTAGCACAAGGTTTGTACGCACTTCGTTTCAACACCACCGCCAGCAGCAACACCGCTGTGGGTTATCAGGCGGGGTATAGTAACCAGACGGGTGCTTATTTAACTGCCACGGGGTATTTTGCACTTAAATCCAGTACGGCTGATGGCAACACAGCAATGGGGTACAATGCGGCGGGTGCAACATCAAGTGGAGCGTATAATACGGCTCAAGGTTTTAGTGCTTTAGCAGCAAATTCTTCAGGTGGTAACAACACGGCACTTGGTGCATCTGCACTAGCTGCAAACACCACTGCAAACAACAACACAGCGGTTGGGTATCAGGCTGGGTATTCAACTACTACTGGTGGCAGTAACACTTTTATTGGTCGCCTGTCAGGTTATGCCTCTCAAGGGGTTGAGAATAACTCAGCATTAGGTGCGGCCTCTTTATACGCTAATACAACAGGTCAGTTTAACACGGCTGTTGGTTCCGCTGCCCTCTATTCCAACACCACTGCAAACAACAACACAGCCGTTGGGTATCAGGCTGGGTATGCTAATGCAACTGGGGTCATTACTGCTATAGGTGCATTAGCGGGTAAAAGTTACAACACTTCTGGCACCGAAACTTGGGGTTCAACATTTGTTGGCTTGAGCAGTGGTGATACCACAACCACTGGTGTAAACAATGCGGCTTTAGGAGGCTATTCCCTGCGGCTTAATACAACTGGCTCTCAGAATGTGGCCCTTGGTGCTGCTGCCCTTTACTCCAACACCACCGCCAGCTACAACACAGCAGTTGGCTATCAGGCGCTTTATGATAATACTACGGGAACTCATAATGTAGCTTTGGGCAAGCAAGCAGCATTTAACATTAGCACAGGCCAAAAGAACGTAGCTATTGGTTCTGAAAATCTTTATACTGCTACAACAGCTTCTTCAAACGTGGCTGTTGGCTACAACAGTTTGTTTGGAACAACAACAGGTTCTTATAATGTAGGTATTGGTGAGGGTTCTTTACAAGCCAACACCACCGCCGCCAACAACACTGCTGTTGGGTATCAGGCTGGGTATAGTAATACTACTGGTACTATTATCACAGCATTAGGCCGACAAGCACTTTACAATAACACTACTGGCACTAACAACACGGCTGTTGGTTATGCTATGGTTTCCAATACCACTGGCTCCAGTAACACAGGCATAGGTCATAATGCACTACATTTAAACACCACCGCAAGCAACAACACTGCTGTGGGGTATCAAGCTGCTTATAGTAATACCACAGGTCAAAATATAACAGCTATTGGAGCTTCCGCTCTAGATGTCCTAACCACTGGTAACAATAATACAGCGGTTGGTACTTCTGCGGGTGGTGCGGTAACTACTGGCACAAATAATACATTCTTAGGGGTTTCGTCTGGTGAGTTAATTACAACAGGCTCTCAAAACACTATCGTTGGACGCTACGACGGCAACGAAGGCGGCTTGGACATCCGCACCTCAAACAACAACATCGTGCTGTCGGATGGGAATGGTAATCCGAGGGCTTATTTTACTTCTGATGGTTGTCAAATAAATGGAGGAGTTACAGGCGGTTATGATTCTTCACCTTATGTATCTTTGGAAGGTTTTTTTGTAGCACTAAACGATGGCAGTCGTGTTGCTGCTAATTTTGGAGCTACTAACACCGCTAGTAGAACGGTTATACAGTTTTGCAATCCAAATGGCGTTGTCGGAACCATAGTAACAGATGGTTCATCAACTGCATACAACACCTCATCAGACCACCGCCTAAAAGAAAACGTGGTCGAACTGACAGGCGCAACAACACGCCTAAAGCAGCTAGAGCCAAAGCGTTTCAACTTTATTTCTGATGCAGACACAACTGTTGATGGCTTCCTCGCACACGAAGTGCAATCAGTCGTGCCAGAAGCAATCACAGGCACACACAACGAAGTCGATGCAGATGGCAACCCTGTCTACCAAGGCATTGACCAAAGCAAGCTAGTGCCACTCTTGGTCGCCACCATCCAAGAACTAGAGGCACGGATCACTGCCCTAGAAAACGCTTAATCGTAACCAGTCAGAAAAGGAGAAAGACATGACTGATACACCAACTGCGGAAGAAATCGCACAGCACTACACAGCAATGGGTCACTCTGTTGATCTACTAAACGCTGGCAAACCAGAGGACATGGAGGATGCCGATTGGACTGACACTGTGTCACGCAACGTAGAGCATCTGACACTCATGGTGGCTAAAGACTTCTGGACTACAGAAGATATGACTGCTGCTAATGCAGCAATCGCAGCTAACTCATAAGGAGACTAACGATGGCGAAAGACGAAAAGAAAACCATCACGGTCAATGACGTTGAATACAGCCTGGATGATTTCACGGCTGAACAATCTGTGCTTTTAAATCACGTAAATGACCTCGATCGCAAATTAGCGAATGCACAATTTAATTTAGATCAACTTATGGTTGGCCGTGACGCATTTGTAGAGCGTTTAGATACGGCGCTCAAAGCGAATGAAAATGTCAAAAGTGACGCGGCAGCATAATACAACTACCAGATACTAATGCGAGGGGCGGCCGTTGCGCCGTCCTTTTGCGTTACACACCACATGTGGTAATATTATACCGTATTAATACATAAGAGGCGTAGATGTCATTACTTGACCTCAACATCCCGGCGGGCGTTTATCGAAACGGCACCGACCTGCAAAGCATGGGGCGTTGGCGTGACGCTAATTTAGTCAGATGGCACGACGGCGTGATGCGCCCCGTTGGCGGCTGGAGAACCAGGTCAAGCACCGCCGCCGCCGCTAAAATGCGTGGCATGCTGACGTGGACGGACAACAGCGACGATCGCTGGATTGCCGCCGGCACCTACAACAAGCTTTACGTGTGGGATGCGGGTGGTACGCAGTCGGACATAACGCCAGCGGGCCTCACTGCCGGGCGCGAGGATGCCGTTGCCTTCACGGGCTACGGAGGCGGTTTCTTTGGTTATTACGGCTACGGCGTCGCTCGCCCTGACACGGTACGCATACAGCCCGCCACGAGCTGGCACTTACAGCCTTGGGGTCAATACCTGGTTGCCTGCAACGAGGATGACGGAAAGATTTACCAGTGGACGCTGAACACCTCCTCCGTCGCGGCAATACTCAGCAACGCGCCCACCAGCAATAACGGCATTCTCGTGACGCAGGAGCGCTTCCTGTTTGCCCTTGGCGCCGGCGGTAATCCCAGGAAAGTGCAGTGGAGCGATCGTGAAAATAACAACACCTGGACGCCAGCGACGACCAACGAAGCTGGCGATCTGGAGCTCAACACGTCGGGCCACATTATGGCGGGCGTCAACGTGCAAGGCCAGTCGCTTATTCTGACGTCAAGAGACGCGCACGTCGCGAATTACGTCGGCCCGCCTTACGTCTACGGCATAGAGCGCGTCGGCACGAGTTGCGGCTTAGCTGCGGCGCAAGCTTGCGTTGTCGTTGACGCGGGCGCCTTCTGGATGGGCGTCGGCTCATTTTACGCATACAGCGGCGGCAGAGTGCAGGAGCTTAACTCTGACGTGTCGGATTACGTGTTCAACGACATGAACAAGGCGCAAGTCAGCAAAGCGTTCGGCGTTTCAAACTCAATGTTCGGCGAGATTTGGTGGTTTTACCCCAGCTCGCAATCTACGGAGAATGACCGCTACGTCGCCTTTAACTACGTCGAAAACACCTGGTATATTGGATCGCTCGCCCGCACAGCCGGATCTGACCGCGGCGCCTTTCGCCAGCCCTTAATGGCAGACCCCGACGACAAAAAGGTTTACGAGCATGAGATTGGTTTTGATTACGGCACGCTGACGCCCTTCGCCGAAACTGGCCCCTTCCGCATATCCGCCGGGGATCAAGTCATGTCTGTCACTGAGCTTTTGCCGGACGAGAAAACGCAAGGCGACGTCAACGCCGTCTTTAAAACCAGGTTTTACCCCAACGGCTCGGAGCGCAGCTACGGCCCCTACTCTCTCAGCAATCCGACAAGCGTGCGCTTTACCGGACGTCAACTGAGGATGCGCGTTGAGGGTCAGCGCCTGGCGGATTGGCGCGTTGGGATTAATCGCATTGACGTCGTGCCTGGAGGGCGTCGATGAGCGTGCAATACAAAGCGCCGGAGCCATACGGCGACGACTGGAAATCCTGGGCGCGACGTTTAATGATTTACCTGGGGCAAACGCGCTCAGCGATTGTGCAGCAGGTTGGCGGTGAGACGGCGGCGGAAGACGGCTACTTAATGTTTGACCGTGGCAACGCCCGGCCCGTCGTGTCGCAGAGCGGCGCTTACAAGGAAGTTGTCGTAAAGCAATCCGCCCCGTCATCTAGTGTCGGCGCCGCGGGTGACGTGTCGGGCATGGTGAGCTGGGATGCGTCTTACATTTACGTGTGCACCGCCAGCCACGACGGCTCTTCCAACATATGGAAGCGCGCCGCGCTCTCGGGCGGCTCATGGTGACGGGAGACTTAGATCGTTGCCGGGAGTGGATTGTGGCTGCGTTGGAATACAGCGGCGGCACGCACGACATCATTGATATATACGAAGGTATATACAAAGGCACCATGCAGCTATGGCCAAGCAAAAACTGCTGCATCGTAACTGAGCTTATAGTCTATCCGCGCAAGAAGGTCTTGAACGTATTTCTAGGCGGCGGCGACAAGGGCTCTCTCACCGAAATTTTAAGCATGCACGAGGACGTGATAAATTGGGCAAAAGCACAGGGCTGCGCGGGCGTAAGCATTACCGGGCGGTTTGGTTGGGAAAAGCACTTGAAGAAGCACGGGTGGAAGCCACTGCATCAGTCCTACACGAAGGAGATATAAATGTCTGGCGGTAAAGGTGGCTCAAGCACGAGCTCTGTACAAATACCCGAGTACATCGAGACGGCGGCGCAAAACAATTTAAACATGGCGCAAGACGTCAGCCAAATTGGTTTCGTGCCGCAGTATGGCCCGTCGGTGGCGGCATTCACGCCCATGACCAACGCGTCATTTGACAACACCGCGAACGCGGCCTCCGCTTTTGGCATGACAACGCCGACGGCTGGCTCGTCTGCGGCTTACGGAGGCATGGGGCCAGCGACAGATTACGGCAACGGCGTGATGGGCTACAGCGCGAAGCCAATATACGACAACATGATGAACGAATTTGCCGCCGATCGACCGGGGCAATATGATTACATCAACTCGTTTTTCATTGACCCCGTAACCGGAGCGCCAGGCGCAAACGCGCAGCCTCAAACGGATTACACGTCACTCCAAACGACGGGTGACGCAGTGTCGGCGCAGCAAGCGAATGACTTGGCGATTGCTCAGGCTCAGGCGGGCGCCGGGCCTCAAAATGTTACATTTGAGACGACAAGCTTCGCCGCCAACCCAAACTTGGCTGTGCAGCCTAATGACCAAATATTTAACATCGCGCCTCCAGAGGTTCAGATTGCTCAGCAAATAGTATCAACTGACCCCACAAACCCGCAATACAATGAAGCGTTCCAAACAGTTTACGATTATCAAGCCGCGCAGGCAGAGCAAGACCCGACGGGCCAATCAACAGGTTTTGGCATAACGCCGGAAATGATTGACGCGGCGGGTGTTGATGCGTTTTTGCCGCCGACAGTAGACCCCGACGCTCAGGCTTCGTCTTTAATAACCAATCCAGCCGAGGGCATTACTGACACATCCACTGCGAGCTCAGGCACTCAATTAATGAATGACATTACTGAAGGGCTTACTGGCATGGCATCTAACACCCTGCTTGGTCAAATTGCCTTGGGAGATAGCTACAACGTCGGTGGCGCAAATAACCCTATTGAAACGCCGACCGTTGCGGAGATGATTGACGCAGCGCCGCCAGGCATGACTTATGACGCGTCAACTGGCGCATACCTTGCGTCAGATAATAGTAATGATAATCCAATCACGCCCGCACCCGCATCCAGCTCAGATAGCTTTTTGTCGGGCGGCGGCGCGGATGGCGTTGGGGAATTGGGTGCCGTCGGAGATTTCTTTGGCTCCATCGGAGATGCTTTAGGCATTACTGACTACGCGGGTGAAGCTGAGGCGTTAGCCGCGACACCAGCAGCCGCAACTGCCCCGCCCGCTCGCCCTACATCTAACGACAGTGACGACGGCGGCGGCGNGGCGGCGGTGGAGGTGGCGGTTGCGTCATTGCCACGCACGCAGTTGCGTCTGGAGCTTACACTCACCAGACTAAGCGTGAGGCTGTTGTATGGTGCATGCACAACCTGCATGACAAGTGGTGGGGTGAGGCAATACGACGTGGCTACCGACACTTAGGCCGGCGCAAGATTGAGCAAGGCAAGGCGCACAATCACTACTCAGAATTTCGCGATTACATTGATTTCGCGACGGGTAGAAAACGAACACTTAAGGGTGCGCTGCATTTTGCTGCGCGATCAGTCCAATTCTTTGTGGTTGGCTTAGTTAAAGGAGACGCATAATGGCTGGCCAAGGCGCAATCGGCGGAGGCGTTGCAATGCTTCCGCAGTTGACACGCACCGCTGAGGGAGTGAACCCCATCGCTCCAGTAAACTTTAACGTAAACCAAGCGGCCGCCGGCGGGTTGCAGCAGGCGATGCAGGGCACGCAAAACGTAATGAATGCGGGCACGCCTCTCGTGCAGGCGAGCACCTACAACCCGGCGCAAACCGGAGCGACGGGCTACGGCGCTGCGCAAACGGCTGCGACTGGCTACGACGCGGCGCAAGCTGGAAACGTCAGCCCAGTCACTGCCAACAACGTCACTGCCGGGCAGCTTTCTAGCACAGACTTGAGCTCGTACACTAACCCATATGAGGATCAGGTCGTGCAAGCGACGCTGGATGACCTCGCGAATACGCAGCTTAAAACCATGAACCAAATTGGCGCGCAAGCTGACGCCGCGAAAGCTTTTGGCGGCTCTAGGCAGGGCTTGGTGGAGAGTGAAAGCATAGACAACTTTGCGAAGCAGGCGGCTAACACCGCAGCAAAATTACGTCAAGTTGGATACGGCCAGGCGCAGCAAGCGGCTCTGCAGGACATTGGCAACACCATGCAAGCAAATCTCGCCAACCAAGGCGCCAACTTGCAAGCCGGCACGACAAGCGCCAACTTGGGCCAGCAAATCAACTTAGCCAACCAGGGCGCCAGCAATCAGGCTGCGCAATTCTCTGCCGGGGCTGCAAACCAAGCGGGCCTTGCTAATCAAGCGGCGAGCAACACAGCGGCGCAGTTTGGCGCTGGGGCGCTAAACACGGCAAACCTCAACAACCAAGCGGCAAACAATCAAGCTGGGCAGTACAACGCCGGCGCGATGAATGCAGCCTCCTTGGCCAATCAGGCGGCGCTCATGGGTAATCAAGGCCAACAGCTCGCTGCAGCAAATCAACTCGGCAACTTGGCGGGTCAGGCATTCAATACCGGGCAAACGATTGCCGGCCAGCAGCAGCAGGCTGGGCTTCTCCAGCAGGGCTTGCAGCAGGCGCTCATTGATGCCGCGCAGGGTCAATTCCAAGGCTTTGCCAACAGCCCCGCGGCGGCGCTCTCAGCGCCTCTGGCAGCGCTTGGCGTGGCGCCGGTGCCGCAATCAACGACGCAAACAAATAATCCAGGCTTGCTGAACTACCTGCAAGTGTTGGCGATGATGTAAGGCAAAGGATCTGCGGATGCTAAACGACAGTCAAAAAACACAGCTTTTCGGGGCGCTAGATTTCGCAAGCGAGAAAGACGACGACGGCCTCACGAGAGCTGAGCGCTTCGCAGCCGCGCTTGACCCTTTGATTTTACCGCAAATGCGCATGGGTGAGCAGATCAGGACGACGGGCGCCTCTCGCGTAAAACGCCAGGGCATGAACAAGACTGTGGAGTGGTTGAAATCCAACGGCTACTCGGAAATAGCTGCAATGGTTCAAACCAATCCAACCATCGCCAGCAACGTGATGAGCGCGATCATTGCCAAGAAAATCAACCCACCAGCGGCGAAGGAGCAAGGGCAAGTCGTGAGCGCTGAAATGCTGCGCAAGATTTACCCCGGCACGCAGATCGCTGACGGGCTGTATAACATTTCGCCGACGGGCAACGTGACGAAGGTCGGCGGCGCTGGCAACACAACAAACATCAACATGCCGGGAGGGCCGCCCGCTGAAGACAAGCTGCGTGAAGAGCTTATGAAGAAGCAGGGCAAAGACTTTGGCGCCTATCTGGATGCCGGCTCCGGCGCGGCTCAAGCGATGGCTGACTTGCGCGTCCTGCAGGAGCTCGCGCCGTTGGCTCCATCCGGGCCTATCACAGGCCGTTTGGCTGAGGCTTTCCCAGAGTTTAACGACGTGACGGCGTTGCGGCAGTCTATTGTAAAGCGCGTCGCTCCCACATTGCGCGTTGAAGGCTCCGGCGCGACATCTGACTTAGAGTTTAACGCTATGCTGAACTCACTCGGCAGCTTGAGAAACTCACCGGAAGCCAACCAGGCGATTTACGCCGTAATGATGCAAAAGCAGCAATACAACTTAGAGCGCGCAAACATCGTGCGTCAGTATCAAACGCAAAAAATCACCCTCCAAAATGCGAACGACGCCCTGGCGGCTCTTGAAGGTCAGTCAACGATACCGGCGGCGGTGCAGTCTATTCTGGAAAGCTACCGACAAGACGACGCCCCCGCGCCAAGCCAACAGCCAAAAGTGCGAACGTGGAACCCAGAGACGCAGGAGTTTGAGTGATGCAAGAGGTTCGCGTCGGCGACGAAATCTTCCGCTTTCCCACAGACATGGCAGACGAAGACATTAAGGCTGCTCTGAATAAACATTTTGGCAAAGAACAGCCCAGCTTAATGCAGCGCACCGTAGACTGGTTCAAAGGAGGCCAGCGTGAGGAAAACATCCCACTCGCGAATAAAGCCAACCTGGGTCTGCCGACCGATAAAGCCACTAAAATGGTGGGATTGCTGGCGACAACCGCGAGCGACGACAGGCTGCAATCTGGCATAAAAAACATCATTCCCGGCGCGGAGTTTGACAAGGATCAATACGGCAACCTGGTGGTCATTTCACCCGTTTACAAAGACGGCGAGCCCACGCAGCAATACACGCGCTTTTACCCCAACCCAAAGGGGCTAGACATCACTGACATCATGCAGGGCTCCGGCGCTGTTGCGTTGGGGCAAGCGATCGCAGCCACCGGCGGCGCTTTGGGTCTTCCCGTCGCTGGCATGACAGGCGGCGCTTTAATTGGCGCCACAGAGGCTGGATTGATTGAGGCCGCGAGTGCTTACTTGTCGGGCAAGCGATTTAAGGCTGGAGACGTTCCCGCTGGCGCCGTAGGGGGAGCCGCAGGCGCGAAAGCCGGAGAGATGCTGGGAAGACTTGTCAGAGCGTTTAGGTCAGCCCCGCGCGCGATGTTTGGCGACGACGGCGCCCTACAGCCAAGAATTGCTGAGGAGCTACGCAAGGCTGGCATTGACCCGGCGACTGTCACGCGAGACACGTTGACGGATATATCTCGCCGCATTCAGCAGGGCGTCGACCCAACGGAAGCCGGGCGCATGGCGGAAGCTCAAAACCTACCAGTGTCCGTGCCAATGACAACGGGCTCTATTACTGGCTCAAAGGGCCAGCAGCTATTTGAGAACGCAGCCGAGAGCGGCGCCTTCGGCCAAACTGCAGAAAGCATGATGCAAGGCTCGCGCGCAAGCACGCAGTCGGCGTTGCAGCAAAACATTCCGGCCATTCAAGATCGTATTGGCGGAAACGCGCCCACCGTGACGGAAACCGGGCAAGCTGGCGCGGCAGCTCAAGATGCGTTGGCATCCCAGCGTGCAGCCGCGCAACAGCGCGCCGACGACTTATACACAGAAGCGAGGGCGTCCGGCTCGGCGTTTATGGATGAAGAGAGCGCCCTGGCCATGACGGGCCGGATTGGCGAGCAGATGGGCGCCAAGTTTGAGCTGTCTAACATCCCGAAAACGGCGGGCTTTATGAATAGGCTCAACGAAATCATTGCGGATGGCGGCGACGTGCGTGAGATGTTTGCGCTGCGTACTAAGGTGACGAGCCTGGGTTCAGAGCTCGGCGTGGAGGGTCAAGCGGCGCGCGAATTTAAAGGGGTGCTGGATAACGAGCTTACAAGCGCCATGCAGAACGCGTTGATTTACGGCGATGCCGCCGCCGTCGGGCGCTGGAAGGAAGCAGTCGCTAATTACGCCGACTTTGCCAAGCTTTGGAAAAGTAAGGGCGGCATTCTCAACGCATTGACGGAGCAAACCCTCAAGGACGGCGAGAAGACGTTAAAAGTCACGCCGGCGCAGGCGTCAAACTACATATTTGGCGTGTCAACAAACAGGCTCTCAACGAACCCCAAGATTGCCAGCAACATCCTGACGATGAAAAAGCAGCTCCCAGAAGAGCAATGGAACCAGTTGCGCCAGGAGGCATTCCTGCGAATTGCTCAAGCTGGCAAGACAGCGAAAGCCGGCGAGGATATGTTCTCTGGCGTGAACTTTCGCAAGGAGTGGAAGAAGCTTTCCGACAACAACCCGGAAATGATCAAGGCGCTATTCACGGCGCAAGAGCGCGCTTTAATTAACCAATTCGCAAACGTCTCGGCGCGCGCCACTGGCGGGGCGGTCAACGCCTCTAACAGCGCAAACTCAGCATTCAATTTGCTGGGCCGGTTGGGCTCTGCCTTCGGCTCTACAAACCTAGGCCAGTTTATGACACGCGTCGTCGGCGCCAACATGATCCGCTCAGCTTACGGATCAGCCAGGGCTTCCAGCGCAATCAGAGGCAATCCAACGCCAATGAGTTTTGGCGGATCTGCGGGAGCAGGCGGAGCGGCGGCAACGACAGACGACGTGCAAAACCCAATAACGCAGCAAATACAGCGCACAACAGGCTTCAACTTTGGGCCTCGATAAGGAATAGACGATGGAATTAGAACCTAAAACCAAAGAAGAAATAGAAAGCATCGTCCAAGACGCCATTCAAAATGCAGTGGATTTCGTGGAAAGCGAAATTTCAGAAGATCGCTTGAAGGCGCAGCGCTACATGGATGGCGAGGTGGATATTGGCTACGAAGACGGCCGCAGCAAGGTCGTGGCGACTAAGGTGCGCGACACGGTGAGAGCCGTAAAGCCGAGCATTATGCGCGTGTTTATGTCAACGTCAAAGCCTGTGGAATACATGCCGAAAGGCCCGGAGGACGTCGCTCTGGCTGAGCAGGCCACCAGCTTTATGCATCACGAGTTTAATCGTTTAAATGGCTACAGAGTGCTCGGTGACGCAATCCACGACGCCCTTGTTAAAAAGCAAGGCATTATCAAGACTTACTTTAAGCGCTACCCGAAAGCCAAAATATACTCCTTCAGCGAGATGTCGGAAGCGGAGGTAAACCTGCTGACGCAAGACCCCGACGTCCAGGTGCTTGAGGAAGAAATGGAAATGCGCATGCAGCGCGACGAGTTCGGCATCGACATTGAGGCGCCGGTATTTAACATCAAGATTTCGCGCACTGAAATGAAGGGCGAGCTGTGCCTGGAGAGCGTGCCGCCGGAGGAGTTTTTTGTAAACAGAGACGCGCGCAGCATGGATGACGCCTACGTCGTCGCCCACCGCACTGACATGAGAGCCGGCGATTTGATTGAGATGGGCTTTGACCCGGAGGTCGTGCTTAACCTTGACGGGTTGGAAAGCGGCTCGGAAATCACTGAGGCTGAGGTGTTTGAGCGCCAGGGATACGACGAAGATTTTGCCGACGAAGACAGTCTAGACCCGGCAATGAAAAACGTGACGGTGACGGAAGCCTACATGCGCATAGACATTGACGGCACCGGCGTTCCGGTTTTGCACAAGTTTCTCTGCGGCGGCACGAAATACGAGCTGCTAGACTTTGAGCCTGTGGATGAAATACCGCTCGTAAAGCTGGAGATTGATCCAGAGCCGCACAGCTTTTACGGGCGCAGCTTGTCGGAAATCATTTTCGACGACCAGGACGCAAGCACGGCCGTGCTCCGGGGTATTCTCGATAACGTCGCGCTGACAAACAGCCCGCGCCTAGGTTTTCTGGAGGGCTCCGTAAACATTGACGACCTTATGAATGCAGAAATTGGCGGGCTGGTCAGAATGCGCCAGCAGGGTGCGATACAAGACTTGTCAGTGCCGTTTACTGCCGGGCAGACGTTGAGCGCCCTCACCTACATGGATAAAATGGTGGAGCAAAAAACCGGCGTCACGCAAAATATGGCGCTCAACCCGGACGCGCTGCAATCAACAACCAAGGCGGCCGTGACGGCTTCAGTTGAGGCTGCCGCGGGTCAAGTTGAGGTGATGGTGCGCAACCTGGCAGACGGGCTGCGTGACTTGTTTCGCGTCATGCTGCGGATCATGCACAAGAACGTCGACGAGGAAAAGCTGATGCGCATGAATGGCATGTTTGTGCCGGTAGATCCGCGCGTGTGGGATACCAGCATGGATATCGGCATAAACGTCGGGCTCGGCACCGGGCGTGAGGATGAGCGAGCGGCGGCGTTGCAGCAGGCGCTGCAGATGCAAATGACGATTTACCAGACATACGGCGCGCAAAACGGCTTGGTGAGCCTCACTAACATTCGCAACACAATCGCCGACATGATGGCCGTCTCCGGCGTGCGCAACAGCGATCGTTACTTCGCGCCCATCAATCAAGAGATTGAGCAGCAAATGCTGGCTCAGGCGCAGGCTCAGCAACAGGCGCAGGCGCAGCAGCAACAGCCAGATCCAAACGCAGCCTACCTGCAGGCGGAGCAAATGAAGGCGCAAGCGAAGATGAATGGCGACATGATGAGGCTGCAGCTTGAGGCTCAGAAAGGCAGCCGCCGAGGATGACCGCAAGCGTGATCAAATGGCTCAGGATCTTCTGGTGGATGCCGCGAAGGTTTACGGACAATACGGCACGCAAGTTGACGTCGCACGCATTAAGGCTGAGCAGGACAAGCTGCGCACGGTCGCGAACATAGCCCAGGGTGGCGCTCAGTAGAGCCCACTCCTCGCAAATTTTCGGAGCTTACGACTAGGCTGTGGTAATATAATACCCAAGCAATGATTTGGGTATTCACTTGAGTACAGACATAAGAATAGCGGCTGAAGAAGCCAAAAGGTTGAAGAACGACACCGCCTTCAAGCGGTTCGTCAACGACGTTCGCGAGCAGCAAAAACTGGTGTTCGTTAGCAGTGCCGCCGACGAGATTGAGCGGCGAGAAGAGGCGCACGCAATAATACGCGCGCTTAACCAGATCGAGGTGAACCTTGACGCTGCAATTGCGGCAGAGACACTCTTAGATCACAGACAAGGAAACTAGTACCGTGGAAACGACTAGCAATATGGATGCTGCCGTCGAGCAGCTTTTACAAGTACCAGACACACCTTCTGAAGGTAATCTGGATGCGTCCGTTGACGAAATCTTAGAGCCAACTCAAGACGAGAGCGAAGAGATTGAAACGGCGGAAGCGGAAGACGCGGATAACGAAATAGAGTTGGACGCGGAATATGATGACGACGACCTAGTAGAGGCTAGTGATACAGCCAATCTCATCACCGTTAAAGTGAACGGCAAGGCAGAGAATTGGACACTGGATCAGCTTAAGCAATCTGCGGCGGGTCAGGGTTACATCAACCAAAGAATGCAAGAGGTTGCGAAGCTTGAAAAGCAATACAAGGCGCAATCCGACGCATTAACCCAGCAGCAACAGCAAGTGTTGGCGCTTTATCAGCAAGCACAGCAAGGCGGCGTGCAAAAGCCTACCCCGCCATCAAAGGAGCTCTTTGACACCGACCCTCTCGGTTACATGGAGGCAAAAATCCAATTTGATGATCAGGCGGCTCAGTACAACGCGCACTTGCGCCAAATCCAAGCCATGCAACAGCAACAAGCTCAGGCGACGCAAGCGCAACGCCAGCAGCATTTGCAGCATCAGGCAGAAATGCTCAAGGAGCGTTTGCCGGAAATCGCAGACCCGCAGAAAAGCGAAGCGATCAAGGCGTCTCTCATGGAAACCGGGGATTACTACGGTTTTACAGAGCAGGAAATGGGCGCAGTGACGGATGCTCGATACATCCTGGCGTTGAATGACGCAGCAAAATATCGGGCGCTCGTAAACAAGCGTGCGAAGGCCACCTCACAGCCCAGTGAGAGCCTCACCCCGGTCAAGGCCGGAGCTAAGAAGCGTAGCAACTCAGGCAAAACTGCAACTCGCAAGAAGGCGCAACAGCGTCTGCAGAAGTCTGGCTCAATCAATGACGCGTTGGGCCTCATCTTAAACAGCTAAGTCCTTGAAAGGAAATACAAATGGCTCAGCCTAGTAATACACTGGATTCATACGACGTAGTGGGGATCAAAGAGGATCTGCGCGACGTTATCTATAACATCTCGCCAGAGGAAACGCCGTTCTATACAAAGTCGCGCAAAACGACTGCGTCTAACACTCTACACGAGTGGCAGACTGACGCGTTGCGTGCGGCGGCGGCAAACGCTCACGTCGAGGGTGACGCAACCACAGCGGAAGCTCGCACCGCGACTACTCGCTTGGGCAATTATACGCAAATCTTCAAAAACGCTACTACCGTGCCGGACACCGATGAAGGTCTGGATAAGGCTGGTCGCGCGAAGGAAGTCGCGTATCAAATGCTGAAGACGGCGAAAGAGCAAAAGCTGGATATTGAGAAGGCTCTCTTTGACAGCAACGCTCGCGCGGCGGGCAGCTCAACGGCAGCTCGCGAGCTGGCGGGTGTTCCTGCGTGGATCAAGACCAACCAAGCGAATGTCGGCGGCTCAGGCGGTGCAGCTCCAGCAGGTACTGGCGCAAACACACGCACCGACGGCACGCAAACCGTTTTCACCCAGGCTGACTTTGACACCGTCATGCAGTCTATCTGG